TAGACGCAAACGCAACGGTCACGGTCGGCGCTGGCGGTGCAGGCGCAACAGGTGGCACAGCGGGCGGCAATGGTGGTTCAGGCATTGTTTATGTCAGGTTTAAGGTTTAGTTATGGCACATTTTGCAAAAGTTGAAAACGGTGTAGTGCAACAAATAATTGTTGTTAGCAACGATGATTGTAACGGCGGCGAATTTCCTGAAAGCGAACCGATCGGGCAAGCGTTTATTGCGTCGCTAGGTTTGTCGGGTGAGTGGTTGCAAACTAGTTATCACGCAAATTTTCGTGGTTATTATGCTGGAGTTAATAGCACGTTTAATGCAAATTTAGGCGAGTATGGCGAATTTGTGCCACCAGCAATAATCGAGTTTGACGACGAGCAATAATGCAATGCGATACAGGTTGTTTGCGTTAGTACTTATGTTGACCGCTTGCGAAACAACACGCGACAACACGTTAACCGTTAAATCGCGCGTCAAAAATATGACGTTAAACAACTGCAACGTACCTGATCGTTGCGGCATAACACCATGACCCGGCACAGATACACACCAAACGAGTTACACGCTCGAATGGTCGTAACCGTCGGCGTATTACTAGCAGTTGTATTTGCCGTAGTTGTCATTGGTTTTGTGTACGGCCTGTTATTTATATCGCAACCTATGGAACAAGCACCAAACGACAAAGAATTTATATCGCTAATGGCAACGATTGTCACGTTTTTGTCAGGTACGTTGGCTGGCATTGTTGCGTCAAACGGCATAAAAAATAAAGCAAAAAACGATGCCGAATAGACCGTACACAATCACGCAACAACCAGTCGTTAAAACGGCGTTGGCTGGCACAACCGAATGGGCAAAACTTTGTTGCCAACACAGCAACGGCAGTTTGTGGAACAACGGCACATTTGTTAACCGCGACATACGCAACCGACCCGGCACGATCAGCAACCACGCTCGAGGGCTAGCAATGGACTTGTCTTACCGTTGGCTAAACCAAAAAAAATTAGGCAAACAAGACGGCCGCAAAACGTCACTAGCGTTTATCGTCAAATGTTTAGAAAACGCCGACCACTTGGGCATACAACTTGTAATTGACTACGCGTTGCAACGGTCATGGAAATGCGATCGCGGCACATGGCAACCACTACCGTCAGTCGAGCAGGGCGACTGGTATCACATTGAGATTGACCCGCACGTAGCCAACGACGCAATGATTGCAAAACAGCGCTGGATAACGGTTTTTGGGGTATTCCCCACATCACCAACAAAACCCGTCTAAGGTTATAGACCTACCGAGAAAGTAGGTCACTTATGACACTCATCACCAAACTTGCCGTATCGCTATTTATTAGCGTCACGTCAATCTTTGTACTACACAAACCCCCAGCACCAACCCCGGCAGAAACGCAACCCGCGCCGATTACCGTATGGCAAGGTTTAGAACCTGCAGCGCCCGTACCGCCAACCACGGTTGTTACTACGCCTATAACGCAACCTGACGCGTGTCAGACGGTGTTTGACATGGCTCGACACGTCGGTTGGGCCGAACAAGACCTAACACAACTGGTTGCGGTTGCGTATCGTGAGAGCCGTTGCCAGCCTGACGCGTTCAACGCCAAAGACCCAAACGGCGGCAGCGCAGGCGCTATGCAAATTAACTACTTTTGGTGCAAACCGTCAAAGTATTACGCAAACGGCTACTTGCAGGCCTACGGCTTGATACGCACCTGCGACGACCTATTTGACCTAGAGGACAATTTGCGGTCGGCGTTGGCAATCTTTAGATACTCAAATGGTTGGCGCGCATGGTCACTCTAAAACACCTACTTTTGGCAAGTCTGTTAACCGCGTACACGTACCTGATAATGTCCGTTACCAACAAACGAAAGGCAAGAGATGACCGAGAACATCGACCCAAGAATTGACCCACAGTTTAAGGCACTCGTGCAAGTGATGAACGACATCACACAAAACAAAGTGCCGATATATCAGCCGTGGGAATTGGCGGCGCGTAGCACGTTACGCAAAATACAACACGAAATTGACGACCGCAACGTACTTGACGACGGCGAATTAATTGACGTGCTGAACCAAACACGCATAGAAATAAAATATCTGTTGAGCATCATCAACGATCTTGACGCTCGAGTTAAAGAACGCGACGCAGAAGTTAATCGGCTTGAGAAGTTGGCGCACCGTGCTTACTAAACACGACAAAAACCGTATGCGTATCGCAATGGCCGAAAGCCAAGCCAGCGCAAACGCCAAATGGACACCCGAGCAACAAGACCGCGTCGATGCGGCGATACGCAAAATGGCACGTATGTTGCCACGGTTCACAGCCGATCAAGTTTGGTACGAGTTGGGCGCGTCATTCCCAGTTACTAAAGGCATGACCGCTCGACTACTGGTTGCCCAGCGTCAAGGCGTTATTAAAAACACGGGCGAGATTACCTATGCCGATCGTGGCGGCGAACACGATCACGCACAACGCCTAACAATATGGCAGTCGCTATGAGCGGGTTTATGGACAACTACGTCGACGTAGCCACTCGACTAAAAATGGCGTTCGCAAAATATCCTGATCTACGCATACAAGAAACAGGGCGCGAAGTAATTGAAATGCCCGACAAATCATGTTTCATTCGTTGTGTAGTCACGATTTGGCGCGACGCAAACGACCCAATACCAGCCATAGCGAGCGCGTGTGAGTTGTACCCCGGCCGCACAACGTTTCAGCGTTACAGCGAGAGCGAAGTAGGATACACGTCAGCAGTTGGCCGTTGTTTGGCATATTTGGGTTTTTCGGGCAACAAGTCAATTGCGTCGCTTGATGAAATTAACAGCGCCAAAGGTCGCCAACAAACAACACATTTAGCGCCTGTCGTGCCGTTGCACGATGTCGAAGTGCCATTCCCTGATGAGCCACAACGCGAATATGCGACACCTAAACAAATGGGCATGATGAGAGCGCTGGCAAACGGTCAAGGGCTTAAAGGCGACGATCTAAAAACATTTATCAGCGCCACGTTGAACCGTGAGGTGCAAACGTCGGGCGAGTTAACCAAGCGCGATATCAGCAAAGTGATTGACGCATTGAAAGCCAGCGAACCTACATGACTAGACCAAAAGGTGCAAAACAAACAACAAAAACGGCTTGGTCATCAACTTGTTTGTATTGTCATGCAACCATAAAACAACAAGGCTCAGGTCGAGCAAAAAAATGGTGCAACAAGAAATGTCATGACAGCGACCCAGTTGTTAAAACGCAAAAAGTAAAAAATGCACAACGGCATTATTGGAAAAATCGAACTCCTAGTAAAAAATGGCGGTTGGAAACAAACAAACAAATTTTGATTGCAGAAAAATTGTCGCGCGGCGAGTGTGCATTGCACCCGTTTTACAATAATGGTGATCGTAAATTCGTTGTGCCGGGTCTTGAATATCTGTTTGACATGGATCATTTAGACCGCAATGACAAATCTGACACAATCGCAAAAATGATGAAGTCACCTGAGGCGCAGTTTCGAGCCGAGATGGCTAAATGCCAAATGCTTTGCGTTGAGTGCCATCGTCGTAAAACGGTTGAAAGCCGTGATTGGGTGCAAATTGTTAAGGTACTTGAGCCGCAAATGAAAACGGTTTACGATCAGCCAACGCTATTCGACAACTAAATAACGGGCATGGCCTACACCCTTTGCAAGGTGAAAGGTATAAAACACGGTGACGTGGGTAGATGACGCACGTGGTAACACGTGGTCAGGCAATTGCGCTAAAGAGTTAGGGTGTCGAGTGAGGCAGACGACGGGGGGCTTAGCGCACTAGGTCTAACATCACAACACAGATTGACATACCACAAACAAACCACAAACATAAAGTTGACAACATGACAAATCACAACCAATCGAGAGCAAGCGCGACAGCGCGCGCTAGCAACTAATGCCAACACGCAGACGCACACACAACCAAGAACAACTTGGCCACTACACACAACGCAACCGCGCACGCTCAACAGCCGAATTCAAACGCAACAGACGCGCACTACTAACCGGCAACCCAGCCTGCCATTGGTGCGGCACACGTGAAGCAACAACTGCCGATCACCTAATAGAAATAGATCGCTGGCCAGCAAACACACCCGGCATCAACGCAATGGAAAATTTAGTTGCAGCCTGCAAACCATGCAACTCATCGCGTGGCGCTCGATACGGAAACCTAAAACGCAAAAACATTTACGAACCCGCACCAAACATTTATGCACCGCATCGTATTTTTATACAGAACACAGACGACCCCGACTCGTCCATAGCCTTATTTCATAAGGGTTTGGCAGGATTGGCGGGAACTGGCGCTGACCAACCGATGCATAAACATACAGCGCCATACAAGCCGAGATTGGAAACGAGCGTTGATCGGCGAGGGGTATTTCTTGTTGACGGTGTGGTTGATTGGGCGCGCGAATATTTAGATTGCGAACTTATGGAGTGGCAAAAGTATTGTGCCGGCGGGGTTTTGGCGCATGATGAGCATGGCGATCTGTTGCACAGGCAGGCGTTGGTGTCGGTTGCTCGACAAAACGGCAAGTCTAAATTGCTTGAGAGCCTTGTGGGTTTTTGGTGTACTGAAATGCCAAAATTGCGGGGCGAACCACAAACCATCATTACTACCGCGCACAAACTTGACTTGGCGATTGAGTTGTTTCACAAAATTGCCCCAATTCTTGAACAGCATTTTGGCGCTATTCTGACTTGGGCGGTAGGTCGTAACGAAGCCAATTTGCCTGACGGTACGCGCTGGCTAGTACGCGCCGCTACCCCTACGTCATTTCACGGGTTAACGGCTGACCTAGTTTGCATTGACGAATTGTGGGCGGTAACCCCTGAGGCCGTGTCGGTTGGTTTGTTGCCTACCATGCGTACTCGACGTAGCCCCATGCTATTTATGACGAGCACAAGTGGCGACGAGTCAAGCAAAGAAATGTTGCGTTGGCGTGAACAGGGTTTGCGATCTATTGACGATCACAAAATGTCGTCGCTATATTTTGCCGAATATTCACCCGCTGCAACTACTGACCCAATGACCGTTGACGCTTGGCTGCAAGCCAACCCAGCGATCGGCCACACGCTGACCGTTGACGTGCTACAAGCCGAAGCCGAGCAACCTAACCGCAACGCATTTTTGCGCTCGTCAGTAAATTTGTGGACTGCCAGCGCTCACGGCTGGCTACAGCCGGGCGTTTGGGCAAGTCTTAAAACCGATTTGCCTATGCCTAAAGGCGGCGTGTTGGCTATAGAGCAATCGCAAGACGAGAGCAGGTTTGTTGGCGTTCGAGCAGCGCTAAACGGCGACGGCAACATACAAGTTTGCCAACAGTTTGTAACCGACACTTTGTCGGAATGCTGGCAGGCCGTTGACGACGTTTGCAAAGACACAACTACTCGACTACTGATAACGCCAGCGTTTGAAATGTCTATGCCAAGCAAGTTTGCGCACCGATCACAAATGGTTGGCAACCGTGAACTTACACGCTGGACACAAGTTTGTCGCACAGCCATATTAGAAAAACGTGTCAGGCATGACGGGTCAACATTGTTGGCGCAACATTGCGAACGCGCCGTAGCGGTCAAAAATCAGGGTGCTTTATCTTTGTCGTCAATTCGATCACCCGGCCCGATCGAGTTAGCGCGTTGTCTAGTGTTTGCCGTTAGCACAATTAACAAACCCGCAGTCATTGGCAAACCGATGATCGTTGTTGCTAGTGGCTAGTATCGTCACGGGCGGCCGTTAGGTTCTTACTTTCTCGGTTGACGCTTAGCGGTCGCCTATCAACACCCGTCAAATAAATTGGTGGCATACTTACAGCATGGCGATATTTTCACGGTCAGTAAATAAGGCGGCTATATCGCCTGAACCAACTAAAGCGGCAGCGGCAGGTGGTCAGTATTACTCAGCCAACACCGCGGGCGTTGGCATGATCGGACAGTACTACTCGTATCAAGAGGGCGAAGCGCGCAATCGTGCGATGAGCGTACCTACCGTCAGTCGAGCGCGCGATCTAATGGCAAGCGTCATTGGTTGCATGAACTTAAAAATGTACAACGAAATTTGGAACGGTCAAGAAATGGAAAAGTTGCCGTTAGCGCCACGCACATGGTTGCGACGTATTGACCCAACATTGCCAAACAGTTTTATCATGTCATGGACATTTGACGATTTATTTTTTTACGGTCGCGCATTTTGGTACATCACGTCACGCACCGCCGACGGATACCCAGCGTCGTTTACTCGACTACCCGCCGCAATGGTCAACACACTTGACCAAACTGGCCCAGT